GATTAGCCAATTCATCGGTTGGGAAATACTTACCAAACACCTTACGCAATGTAGGTGCTTTATAATTTAAGTTCTCTTTCAAAGCAGTAAACTCAGCAGATTCGTGAGCGCATTGTGCTAAGAAAGATGCAATACGTTGTGGTGTATTAATATCATAATCAGGTAACAATTGTGCCAATACACCATACCAATGATCCACATATGGATTTTTTGGTAGAAATTGTTTGAGTTGGTCTAATGTTAATTCCATGATTCACCTATTAGTATACTGCTGATGCAACTTGTAATACACCTAAAATAAAAGCACGATATTGTTGGTCCATCTCAAAATCTGCTGCATCATCAGCAATTTGACCAACAACTTTTAAATCTTCACAGAGTTCTTTAAATTCAGCTGGTGATATTTGACCAGACTGGTATTGTTGTTGTATTTCTTGTGCTTGTTGTGCTAAATTTACTAATGCGCTCATCTTGGTTTACTCCCTACGACTTGTTGTATTTGTTCTGCCGATTTCGCTATCATATTTAGTTTAATCTTGCAATAGGCAGGGCTAAAAGACTCTTTCTTGTGTAATTCATCTACTAATGTGTATAGTTTATTGCTCAAGTCAATCGTTGCCTTATTCATAGGAAGATATTGTGAGAAATTCTTAAATTCGGTAACATTAACATATAAACTTTCAATACTGGTGGCCGATTGGATTGGATTATCACAATTGGTTAATTCAGCAGTTGTTCTCACCTTAGTGACCAAAAGATATTCATTGGTGTCGTATGGTCCAATCAATAAAGAGCAACCAGAAAGAAATACGATAACACAACTAATAATTAGTTTTTTCATTTTACACTTTCATAGATTTGTTTTTGTGTATTGTACCAATCTTGCCATGCTTCATACTTCTCTTTTAATTGGTAATACTTGCCAAAGTTTTCATTGGCATTTTGAATTAGGTCGGCAAGAGTTTTCTTGTCGGCCGGTAAAGGATCTAAATTTTCAGCAGGTTCAGTTAGACTACTTGGTGCTTCCGGCCACGCCATTTTGACTGGCACGGTTGTAGAGCATCCAAGCTGTATCAGACAACTTACACTCAGCATTAATACTAGTACGATTCGCTTCAATACCCTTGGCATTAACATTTACATTATCCTTAATATTCTTAACTTTCTCAGCCACTTTTTGGTCAATATTTGCATTAGCTTCTTTTGATTGTTGTTCTGCCACTTTAACTTTTGCTTGTAAATCAGCAACTTTAGCACGATACATCATTTCAACATCAAGTCCACCTTCAAACCAAATACCACCAATTAATAGTATGATACCAATTTGTTTGGCAACAACTGCATAAGAATTAATAATAGGAACATATTTAAGTAAAGCACCACCAAAAGTCAGAAACAAACCAACAATTACTACACCATGGATAAACCATGTTAATAACCAGTCGGGAAGAAAAGATAAAAACCACATTAGATTTTAGGAGGCTTTCTGTGTGCCATACCCATCATCACAGGATTGTGTGCCTTCTTCCTCTTTCTTAAATCAACACCAGGTTCACCACCTTTGCCACCAGAACCAGCGATTGCACCGCCGCCAACCACATTAGTTGGTCCAGCAGACATTGCGCCACCACCCATACCATCTTCTTTTACACAAGAATCTTTTGAATATTCTTTTGTACCAGGAACTCTTTTATAACCAGACCAGCACTTCTCTCTTAATTCTTTAAAAGTTTTCATTAGCAATTCCACTTTCTTAAAGATTTATTGATACGAGAATCCGGATCTCTGGCTGTTTTTGCTGAAGTTAATCTTTTCTTCATACCACTCATACGAGCACAGAATGATTTTCTACGTTTTGCTGCCTTACTACCTTTTTTTAACTTTGATGGCTTTGTTGTAACTGCCATTGATAGTTTTGAACCAGGATGTTCTTTACGATAAGAAGCAATACCTTTACGATTTAAACCACCTTTTTCAGATTTGCCTTCTTTACGTTGCCATGCAGCAGTTTCATAAAATTCAGTAAATTCCTCATCGGATAAATTTTCCCAAACAAGTTCAGGATCCAATTCGTATTCTAATGCAGCCTCACCGAGCAGTTCTTCGAATATACCAAAGATTTCTTCGGTTTCTTCATCTAAGTCATGAGTACCACAAGTATAATCGTATGCAGTTGAAACATAGTCTTGTGCCAAAGTAATTTTAGATTTAACCCACTCAGGTAAATCATCAGTATCTTTTAATTCTTCGTGCATCTTTTCAGCATTGTGAATAATGATACGCAATTTATCTTTAATCATTTCACCGACATCATCATCTTTAGATTCTTTGACTGGTACACAATTTGGAACAGTTCGACCATTCTTTTCTTTTGTGCCAACGGCAGTATATCCAGTCCAGCAGGCTTTCTTTAAATCGCCTGTGGGTTTCTTAACTGCTTCTGAAAATTGTTTAAATGTTTTCATATTTGTCTCAATATCTCTGCGATATTCATATCTACGGGAATATCATCCGTAATTAGTGTTTTACCTCTGATACCTTTAACTATTTTTGGTAGTATATTTAAATACAACAAAAATGTTTTTAATATATCATAATCTCTCTCGTCAATTCTATAGAATAAAATTCTTGCCGTTACTTCGGGACCAAAAACATTATTCAATAGAATGATATGATTTAATATCAATCGTTCTTTTACTACTTTAGTAACCTTATATCTACGAAACAATCGCTTGAGATATTTGGTTCTTTTAATATCGCCTTCGAATTCCGACATTACGCAATGTGGTGAAGTGTATGACTTCATTGCATATATCATAAAATTTTCTTCATTCAATTCATCAAACATTATTATTATTCTTTTTACATGATGAAAAAACGGAGACAGCCTAGGCCATCTCCGTTAATTAAGTATTAAACGCCAGCGAAATATGTGCCAGAGTTACTTGTGTTACCAGACAATGTATTAGCTGCAGTTGGATTAGCAAGAGCAACCAAAACTTCATTTTGAACACGACCAGCACGACCGCCAGTAAATGTTCTTGTACGAACCCAACCGGCATGTGGAACAGAACCTAGATTAAACTGGTTTGTACCATTGGCTACACCAGCATATACTGCATTAGCCAAACGAGTTGCAGTCACCAATACGGTATCGTTGTTATAAGTCGTATCACCTGGTTTATTTGTGTTGTAAGAAATGGCGGTATCAAATGTAACAGTAGCTCCAGCAGGAGTAGTATTGAATGAAGCATTAGTCAATACAACATTGTTACCACTAACGGAAGCAACTTGTGTGTTAGAAGCAAAGAATCCTGGATATCCGTTACCGGCTGTACCGGAAACAAAATAAACGGATTGACCTGCTACAATACCCAAGTTAGCAGCGCTGTTTGGTCCACCATCATAAACTGTTAAAGTAATAACGGTATTACCAATAGCAGTGGTATTGGCAGTAGTTGCGGTTACGGTTTGTCTTACTTCACGCTCACGATCCCATTTAGGTTTCTGATTGTGATTATCTGTATTTCCCCATGTTGGCATTATTTTCTCCTTGATGAGCCTTTGGTTATAGTACTATTTATCTTATTTGTTTTCTACTTTTTTGTTGACCATACCATCGTCTTTTTTGTTGCCATTCAAATCTGGTCTAGACTTCATCTGTGGATCGATTTCCACGGTATCACGCTTCTCACCGGTCATAGTAGTTCCACCAGACATTACTGCTCTGGCTTTTGGTTCACCATCAGGTAAAGCATTTGGATCTTCCTTACTCAACTTTGGATTTTTTCCGCTAGGCTTACCAGGAGATGTTTGATTTTTATCATCTTTTTCCCAATCGTAGGTTTCTTCTTTGACGGGCTTACATACAGATTTTATCGTCTTTAATGTTTTGGACATACCACGTTTTCTTGGTAGAATATCATGGGTATCATCTGTATTATTGGCGCCATCAAATGGAGACTGTGTGGCAGCATTAGGATCAGCAAAATTATCTTCGGATACTGGTTTCATGCCAACTTTACGTTGTAAATAACCTTTGAGTCCTTTAACACGCTTCTTTGCAATTTCATCAGATTTCTTATGTAAATCAGCAAAACCCTTGGACATATGTTTACCTGGTTCGGCAGCATCACGGTTTGCCTGAGCATTTTTAAGACTGGCTGTAGATTTGTCTTTATAAGAAGCCAATGTTGATTTTGAGATTTCATCAATCTGTTCAACTTCTTCTTTGGATAAAATTTTATCCATAGTTTTATGAACAGATTTAACTACATCAGATGCTTTCATTATTTTAATGTTTGGATTACCATGTGGATATTTCTTAACATCAGCTCGCATCGCTTTAATATCTCTATCATCTTCTTTAGCTTTCCATCCAATAGACTTTCCATGTTGGTCTCTTTCCCATGGATCACCATGTTCGACCACATTTTCTTTTTTATTCAAAGATTTCTCTAAACGGTCAATAGCGGAAGTCATACCTTCACCAGTCTTAGATTGTTTTTTTTCAATCTCTGCATGTTTCTTGGCACGTTCTGCTGCATCTTGACGGAACTTATCTAAAGCTGTACCTTGGATAGTTTTGGATTCAGGAAAGATTTCTCTGTTCTTGGCTTTATCGTGAGCAATTTTACTCTGCCTAACATGAGTTGGTGTGGTACCAGGCATTGGAGTTTTACTCAATGTTTTACCGATAGTCTGTTCTGGTTTTGCATCTTCTTGCATATGATGCTGTTTCCAAATCAAAAATTGTTTGGATTTAGAATGAGAAATCTTAACATCTTTAGTAGCAAACTTAGGATTGATACCATGTGCAGACAGATAACGATCCAACAGAGCATCTTCACTTACATATTCAACTTCTTCAAACTTATGATCCATGCGCCATTTCTTGAATGTGTTGGATTTAGCATGAGAAATTTTTGTAGCTTTAGATACAAAGTTAGGATTGATACCTTTGGCTTTTAAATATTGAGATAAAGAACCATCTTCAGCAACTTGATTTGTGGCTGAATACTGGCCTAACTGGCTAGGGTTTACATAATTTGTACCTCTAGCCGGTTCAGGATTCTTCTTAACTATGTCTTTTAATTTTTTTGCCATGGTATTCTCTTAGTTAGAAATCTTACCCATCATTGTTTCTTTTTGTAACTTTTTGAAAGCGGAACGAGCTAAGTCTTTTGCACGACTCATTGGTGTATGTTTAGCACCAGATTTGTCTGTTACAGTAGCAGGAGATTTCTTCCATGGTGTTTCTTTATGCCATGAACCCTCGTCAGCTTCTTCATTCTTTTTACCATAATAAGCACCTAAAGCCATTTTCTTACGTTCAGCTTTAGATTTACCAGCAAACTTAGGATTTTTAGAATGTATGAAATCATGAATCCAATCACCAGCATCAGCATCTTTAGAAAGAACTTCGTTGATCATTTGGTCAAGTTCAACTTCTGTAGCTTCTTCAACTTTAAGATTAGGAAGATTAACATGGGGTTCTTTTGCTTTGATAGACTTACGTGCAGTAGTTTCTTCAGCATCTTTTACGGCAGGAGCTTTCATCTCACCATCAGTTTTCAACTGTAATTTATAAGATTTAAATTCATTTGCATTTCCACCTTTTACACGACCACGAATCATATCTGTAGTAACTTCATTTGGTTGTGCTGCAGGTGTAGTAACTTCTGCTTCAGTCAATTCAACTTCTTCTTTCCACTCATTGCGTGCTTTAGCAAGATTCTCTGGATGTGAAATTGTATCTTTTTTAGGACCTTTAACATCAGCAACAGTCAATGGCTTTTCACCTTTTTGCTTACGGAGATAAGCAGGAACATCAGACTTACGAACTTCTTCACCCATGTTATTGTCGGTGAAAGTTTCTTGTGGACCACTACCTTTGTTTTCTTTAATCTTTGCTTTTGCTTTTTCTTTCCACTTATGTGCCAAAGTCATTTCTTCTGCATGGTGCATCTTTTTCTCATGACCTTTTACTTCTTTTTTAGCAATATCTTTTGCTTCTGGCTTAGTTACACAGTCACCTTCTTCTTTAAGGTCTTTCTCTTTAGGACCTTTCATTTTATCTAACTCATGTTTAGTTTGGTCACGATGTGCTTTAGCAGCATTACCATAACGATGACCATATACTTTCATGCCTGTTGGTGTGTGTACTTTTTCAGATTTTTCTTCCATTGCAACTGCTTCTGCATGAGACTTTGCAGTAACAGGATATTTTTTACCTTGAAATTCAAAGTGTGTTTGATTTGCTTTCTTAGCAGCATGAGCAGCCTTATGAAAACCAGTTTCATCGAGTTCTGGTTCCAACAACAATTTTTCTTTTCCTTCAGAAATAACGCTATTAACAGCATCAATCATGGATTGGGTAATTTTACTTTTTGTGAACATTTTTAGTCTCCGTTATTTGTTCTTTTTCTTCTTTTTAATTATTTCAATACCAATATTTCTGTTAGGGTCTTTATAGGTATCCATGCCCTCTTTGTTGTCGGCACCACCTAGTGTACCACCTAGACCGGATTCAACATCATTTTGAAAGCCGTTATATTCTTTAATGGTCTTTCTAAATTTCTTAAATTCTTTCTTTGGAGCAGTATAAGCACTATCTCCTAATGGATTTGGTGTGATACCTGCCGGCATTGCTGTGCTAGCAGGATTTGCGTTACTATATTCTTCACTTTCACTATAAGTCTGGTTACCTAAACCCATACCACCAGTTAGACCTGAACCATTTGTTCTTGTGTCCCATGTAGAACCCAAACCATCAGGTCTACCTAAAGCAGATTCTTTTCCAGACTTATCGAAGCCACGCTTCTTTAATTTTACTTTGTCTTTGTCTTGCTGGAAGTTGCTTTCTTTGGCTTTGTTGTAGACTTTCGTGATTGGCTGGTTTTCTTCGAAGCTGTAGGCTGCGTGCCACGCACCGCCCGAGCCGCCTTTGTTGAAGATGTCTTTTCTGGCGCCGGTGTTACCTTTAACTTGGTCTTGTCCAGCGGGAACGATGGTTCCTGAATTGTCTGGCTTGATATCGTCTGGTCCTTTGGCTCTTGGACTGGAGTAGTTTTTGGCGATTTTAAGAAACCGATTATTCGTTTTAACATTATTTTCTTCCTCAATTTTAAATTTACGATTCAACCAATCTTCAGCCGTTTCGTTTACAGTATTTGAATCAAGAAAAACTTTAGTGTTTTCATATACTTCATGAATATCATATTCTTTAGTACGGATATCACCCGTATTATCGAAAACAATAAAATTTTTAAATGATTCGGTGAAATATTTAGTATTTCTCTGTGATTTAGACCATTTGTCCTGTCTGACGGATTCTACCATCATTCTGGACAACAGAGAATTACGCTCTTTACTTACTTCATCGGTAGTATTCACAAAAATCATCATAGTATCATATCCAAGACTTTCCAATTCTTCTTTGATATGTGAAATTCTATCTTTATCATCAGCTGGACCATTAATAATCAATGGACCACGGTTACGAATAGCTTCTCTACGGAAATCATTGGTTTTTTCAGATAGTTTTTGTTTATCACCCAAGTAATCTTGAGCCTGAATAAAATTCAATTCTACAATCTGAGATTCAGCAATGGCTTCACGAATGATGATATCTTTACCGGAACCAGGACCACCAGTCACAAAGATGGCATGGAAACGACCATGATCCACAGATTCATGTATACCCATTCCTTTACGAACATGGTGCATTAGTTCTTTTGCATGTTCATCTGAAACATGAGATGGAACACCCTTACGGAACTCTTTAAAATTGCCTGACTGAGCATGGTGTCTCATCTTAGTTCCAGACATTCCCTCTGCGCCCTCCGCATCAGGATCACGATGTCCCGCTGAGTGAACAGTAATCTTTTTAAAGTGATATTTACCATGGCCAGCTTCAACGCCATTATATTTGTGTAATAAATGGTGCATTTCTTTAACACGATCAGAACCAACCACAACATGAAGGTGACTTACACCTTTCTTGTGTAATTCAGCTGCATGGTGTAGAATTGTTGGATGTTCTTTTGATGCTTTTTCAAAATGTGTGTCTGGAGAATAACGCTTTAAATGTTTTACTTTTTGTGTGCCACTTAATGGATTCTTTTTGGCATCTTGTGAATGTGAAACTACAACAGAATGGTCGGCGTTATGCTTTTTAGCTACTTCTTTAACTTTATCAATTAATTTCAAGTGACCTGTGGTAGGAGGATTCATGCGACCAAAGGTCATCACATGGTGTTTACCAGATGATTCTTCTTCTTTGAGGATTTCTAAAAATGATTTCATGTTATGGTGTTGCGCCAATCTTCATATTTGTTAAAGGACCATTATTGTGTTTTACTTGTAAACCAAATACACGATGACCTTTACTATGTTCACTTTCATGTGCATGAACATGAATTAGAGATTCGCCACCTTTATGGAAAGATAAGTGGTGGGCATTTCTAATCTTATGATACATTTCATTATCTGATGGATCAGTAGCGTGAGCATGAGCTTTCTTATCGTGGCCACCGGAACCATGAACTTTAACATAAGGTAATGCATGTTCTGCATTTCCTTTTATGTATGTGTGTAGGATGTGATGTTTTAATTCTTCAGGATGACTCTTGGACATTTTAGTATATCCTTTGTGTAGTTTATCCCTGACTTCTTTATTAACACTACGAGCATGTTCACTTGCTTTATGATAAAGTTCATTATTTCTATATTCAGGATTCTCTACTTTTTTTTCAGTATCCAAATGTTTTGGACCATTAACTGCTCTTTGAGCTTTAGCTTTAACTGTACCAAGATTATGTTTTTTCATAAACTCTTGGTGACGTTTTTCTACATGACCGTGAATATCGTATTCGCTCATTTTAATGTCCTAAATGTTTCGTTAAGAAATGACCAAGTTCTTGTGTACCACCATTGTGGAAACCAATGGCTTTAGTTTTACTTGACTTGGCAGACAAACCGAGATAATGATGTTTGGCTGAAGCTGGCTTTTTATGGAATTTAACAGCAATATCAGATGGATTTTCTTGTTGTGAAGCTTTGATTCCTGTTTTCTTCTCGATATCACCTGGTTTAGGTGTTAGGTGAACTTCATGTACACCTTCATAACCTTTTTTCTTGGCGTGTTCATGAAAAACTCTAGATTGTTCTTTTGCTCTATCTTCCTGAGTTTTTACTTCATGTGTACCATATTTCTTATCGTGAGCAGCTAAATGAGATTTATGATACTTATCTTGTGTTTCATGTTCATGGTCAATATACTTACCACCATTCAGATGTTTTGCCAATTGAGTTTCATTGTAACCACCACGGTGTGGATTGATAGCATGAGATGCTTTCTTAGCACCTTCATGTTTGGCTTTTTCTTCATCAGACATTGCTGGTTTTTTGGCCAATTCTTCCAAATATTCCTCATGTAACTTATCCACTAGAATCATATCGTGATCCTTTTTTAGTTCTTGAGCAACTTCATGTGGTGTTAAATGACCAGAAATTGTATTGGTCAATTCACCAAATTTATTATGTAAATGATAAACATTCTTATCGGCATCATGCGTCAATTTATACATGCCTTTAGTAGGATGATAAAAAGAATGATGACCTTTTTTAATTTCTTCTTTTAAAAAACCTAAAAATGATTTCATTTCCTGACTTTCAATAAATTCTGTTTAGCAAATTCTGCACGATTAACCAATTTGGTTGGTTGATTATCGTGGTGAACAACAAAACCTTCTGGTTTAGATTTTTTACCACCAATGTGATGTTGATAATGTCCTTCGTGTGTTTCTAAAGACTTTACCAAAGTATTTTTGGCTTGGTGTAAATGATGGTGCATTGAGAATAGGTTACCATAATGTTCTTTATGTTTTTCAACATGAGAAATTTGGTGTTTACCTTCGTTACGTTTTTCTTCTTTACTTTTATCTGTTTTGACCTTGGCAGCCATCTTTTCGTGTTCACCATGTAAATGTTCTTTAAAACCTTTAACACTTGGAACTTCATCGTGTCTTACTGTCTTGTTTATGTATGTGGCAAGGTGTCCGTGTTCTCCGCTATGTTTTTGATGAACGGCATTGTACATTTTATGACCATGAGTATCATGAATATCTTTAGCGGCATTCATATGTTTGTGGAATTCTTTTTCACGTTCAGCAGTATGTTTTACTTTACTTGTATCATGTTCAGCACCATGGATATGTACATCTGGATGTTCTTTAAATTTACTTACATCAACATGGGGTGAAGCATGTTTCATTTCATGGTCATATTCGTGGTGTACTACCACACCAACTTTAGACTTTTTAATCTTTTCTGCTTCTTTACCTTTGGCGGTATATGTGATTGTATTTGGAGTAAAAGAAACATCACCTTTAGCCTCAACGATATAACTTTCGTGTAGGTGTTTGGTATCAGCATGGTGCATTAAGTCACCTTGAAATACGCCATGTTTAGGTGTAACTTTAGGTAGATGTTTCAGTGCGTGTTTGAGTGTGTGTGCTAGACCTGGAGCGTGGCCATGATTTCTATCAATGTCCGCTTCAGTATGATTGATTTTTGGATTCTTGTTGAAGGCAGATTTTGTGGCCACAAAGAATTTACCATTCTTAGGATGATGACCAAAAACAATCGATGGAGAACCATCATATTTCATGGTCAGATTGGTATTTTTATGACCACCAGTCATATGAGCATGAGCTTTCATCAAAGCTGCATGAGCATGTTCAAAACCTTCGTGGCCATGCATCAACGGTCTATCTTCAGCATGATGAATATGTTTCAACTCCGAACTCTGTTCGGCTTCTTCTTTTAAGAATGATTTAAATGATAGCATGAATTTCCTTCTAGACTTGCAACACACTTTGGTTGCCGGACACCTTATTTATACAACTTTTAAGTTAATATGGTGAAACTGTGGAAAGATTGGCTTAGATACATAGTGCCAAAATTGTTGGATTTAAAACTTGGTTCCTTCAAAGTCCATCCAATAAGTGGACATTTTACCTTTACCTTCAAGTAAGTAAAAAGGTAGAGTATGGATTAAACCTCGACTGGAATTATAGTATATCAGGTCTTTAGGTCCACGGTCAAGCGAAAATGCAAAATGTGTTGTTCCTGTATCACCACCAATGAAGATTTCGGCAGTCATAATGTGGTTGATATTTTCCATGAAACCAAAACTATATTCAAAATCAATTGGAATCAATTCTTCATGACCAAATGGATATTTACTAACACAAATAAGTTTTTTGTAATCTTTATATTCTGGAGTATTATATTTGTTACAAAGAGTTTCTAATAATTTTGGTGGCCAATTTCTGTAGGTATTATAAGGCGCATCAAACAATGGAAAAATAACAATCTTCTTTTCCATTTCTAATTTGTTTGGAACTGTTACTAAATCTCCAGAGATATCTCTAAAGTCCCAAACATTCACTCTACGCCATGGCAGAGTTTCTTGTCCTTCGAAATCGGAAAAGTAATTAGTTACCAATAAAAGAAATGTATAAAATTCCTGTACATATTTCTCAGAGCTTATTGCTGCTGGTTTTAAATGAAACCGAATCTGTGGATTATTATTGGTTTTTCTAATATGTTCCAATACATTACAGACACCAAGTAAATCACCATTGCGTAATGGTCCACCAAAAGTACCAGGTTCAATATTAATAATCAAAGTAGTGCCTCTAATTCTTTAGCATGAACTAGTTTTGCTTTACGGTTCAAATAGAAATGTTTTTCAAATACTTTATTGATATCCTTACCATCGTCCCAAGATACATTATCACCTACACGGAACTCAGGTTTCCAATCTTCTGCTTTCCATACACAATAAAGTGGAACATTACAGAGGTCTGCCAGCATACCAACACCAGTAAAATTGGTGATAAATGGTTTCTTTAGATTCTTAATGATGTAAGCATTGGTCAACATATCATTATCGAAATTAATAAACTCACAATCTTTTAGGTGTGATAATACATGAGTTTCTCTACGAGTATCAATTTCACCAACTGTCCATCTATCACCAACATAATAGGCATCTTTAATTTCAATATCCATTTCTGGTGTTAATACAACAAATTTATCATCGACTTCAAACATTAAATCGTATTTGTCCCTTAACCAATTTTCATAACGGCAAGTTTCAATTGGTCTATCAGGATCACCTTTAGTTTCACGACTTGGCCACGAACTCAATTGAATCATATCACCATAGGGAATAATATCATCATCAAATTCAACATCGGTAAATAAATCTTGAAACATTAAGAATTCTTTAATGCCTTTAAATTTCTTCATCGAACCTTTGATGATTAAAGAATATTTACCATATGACTTAGTAACACCTGATAGAACAGGCATGGCATTTAAAAAATCACCTAAGTTGGCAGTTCCACTTACATAAATTTTCATTCGCTAAATTCCTTAAAAGCAACAAACCAATCATTAGAAGAAACTGGATGTAATTCAAATAATTCCGGTTTCAACAAGTAAGACATCAATAATAAAGTCTGGTCATCATCAACCAAACCGTTTTTAATTAATTCATCCATACTATGAGCAACCAACTTTTGTAATGTTGGCCAATTTTCTTTGCTTGCAACAATCATTGGACCTGTAATATGTACATCGTTGTTGGCAATAACATCTTGAATGATAGTGCCTTCTTGCCAATCTTTAATATTGAATAAATGGATTTTATCTTTATTAAATGGATAACTCCAAGTCTGAACACCATTTAGAGTTACTTCATCACGACAATAACCAAAATCGAGCCACGCAATTAAATCATTATTAATTGTGTTTCGTCTAATAGCCTCAACAACAAAACTAGATTTTAGTGCGTTTACGATAACATAATCAGCATTCCAATATTCTGGATTGCGTACTTGAATGGGATTTATTTTTGCTTGATATTCTGGATTCTTTTGAACTTTAGAAACCATTTCACGAAAAACACCAAAAGACTCTTTAAAGTCCATCGTGATAATATCAGTTGGTCTATCTTCTCTTAATTCTTTAATTTTATCTACCATATCACTTGATGTGAATATGGTCATTTCATTTTCAAGTTTGGCCATATGACCAAATCGTTTTAAATATGTTTCAGTTGTTCGTTGTAGATAGTGTGGAAGATTTTTATCTGGTGTCCATTCACCACGACCAATATCAAAGAAGGCCGTTACGATGCTAATTTCACTCATACCCAATAATACCTTTTATAATTATTAACAATTTCAATGTGGATTGGCTGACTCATAACAAAATCATCATAATCATATCCATCATTCTTATGGTGGTGTGTATCCGTCAAATAAGGATTAACACTATAATCTTTTCCACACAACATATAATAAACTACCATATAACAATCCATGAATCCTAATGGCTGATAGTGAATCTGAAACCAATCATGATTCTTTTTAAACCATTCGGTTACTTTATCATAGTTCTCTAAGAATGTTGATACTTTAAATATTGAACCACCACCACAACCATATTGATTTGTGATTGGTTTCTTTCCAGAGAAATCTGTTATACTACCTATGATATCATCAGGAATTATATTACCAATTTTGATATCATGTCCTGCCATTTCCCAAGTAGAATCAACTGTGATTGGCTTTTTAATCCAAACATCATCTTCCATCATCATTATATGTGATGTTGGTGCTTGTTGGCAAGCAGCTCTAAATCTATCCAACCATTCTAATGTTTTGTCGGCATCATAACTTGGATAACCTAATTTAGAAACTGAAAGAATGTAATCACAGTTATATTTTTCAGCAATATCAGATAAATCATCTGCTGCATCCGACAATAACATATAATAGGAATCAGGATGGTGTTTACGGACTTGTTCTACAACTTTTTCAGTAGAAACTTTTTTGCCTGCTGAGGCAAGATGGCAAAAAGAAATATCAGGCATATTTTACCCAAAAGATAATACTATCGGTCATATTTGAAGGTTCTCTGAGGTCAACAACACCACAAACCATATTAGGTGGAACTAAAGTTCTATAATCTTCTGTCCATTCCATTTGACCAATATCTTCAATAATAAACATACCACCTTGATTTAATTTTGCAAGATATAAAGTCAAAGATTGTAAGTGACTTTCTTTGGTGTGTGGACCATCATCAATGATAATATCAAAATTAGGTAAAGAATCAGCAAACTCTTTTCTGTATCCGTCAGCGTAAATTATCTTAACTCGTGGATAAGGCTCACAATTTGCTTTTGCACCAAAATCATATGGGTCTACACCGTAGAGGTCAGCATTAGGAAAGTAATGATGCCAAAGTGCCATACTTCCACCACGATGAATTCCTAATTCTAATAAACGAATATTTTTATCTTGATATGGTAAAAGAGCTTCATCATAGAAACCACTACAATACTTGTGGTTAAATTCTTTATCTGTACCAAATTCATAATGTGTATCATTACGAATATTATACTTAATCATAATATCAACTAAACTCATTACATTAACCTATCTTTCCATGTTTTAGGTGTTTTATCGGATACAATTTCCAATGGATATGTATAGTCGAAAGGTTTAGGTCCTTTCTTCTTAACATATGCAACAGTTTCTTGAATTGCTTTTCTTAAATCGGTTTTTGTTTCATAATTTAATAATTTACGAGCTTTATCTGCTGAACAAGAAGCATGTTTAACTTCTCTTGGCCGGTCAGGCATATGAATTGGTGGCCATGTGTTATCTTTTCTCATATCACACTCTTTATTCACCAAAGCAGCCAACTCAGCAACAGTAATTGTACCTTCGTCTGGTCCAATATTAATAACTTCACTCTTGATGTTTGGATCTAATGCCATTTTTTCTAAACAATTAATACAGTCACTAACATAAGAAAAACAACGAGTTTGTTTACCATCACCATAAATGATTGCAGGTTTACTTTGCAGATTACGATTAATCATAATACTCATAACATTACGGAACGGATCATCATAACGCTGACGAGGACCAACAATATTATGTGGCACAGCAATATTCCATTCCATACCATGAGTTTCACAAAGAGCTTTTAATACTTCTTCACCAGCAACTTTAGCGATGCCATACGGATCTACAGGTCTAGGAGTCATTTTTTCATGGAATGGTGCCTTTTGGTCGCCATATCGTGCCATGGATGTGCAATACACAAATCGTTTTACTTTATTTTGAATTGCGGCAGAAATGGTTGATACACTTGCTTCAAAAATATTTCGTGTAATGAAACTAGGAGAGAATACAGACAGTCCTTCATGTGCCGTTGCAGCAGTATGAATAACAATATCACAACCTTCCATGGCATAGGTCATCTTTTCATTATCACAACAATCAATGATAAAAAGTTTTGCTTTCTTTGGAACATTATCACGATAACCACCAATCAAGGTATCATTACCAATAACTTCATGTCCAAGTTCAATCATCCTATCAGCAAGATGGCTACCTAAAAATCCTGCTAGTCCAGTAATAAAAATTTTCATTATACTCTCTTAATCAAAGTCATTCCATTGCAATTTATTCTTCGTTCAACTAATTGCCATTGTGGATTAGTATCCAAGAATTCTTGAATCGCTTTCCATACACCTTCTTCGCCACCTTGGCCACGTGCACCAAATAATTCTGTATCATGGAATAGTATATATTTGCTCACCTTATCAGCATGTAAATCTAATTCACTTTTGACTTGTTCATATGAATGATAACTATCTACAAGCATAATATCTGTTGGTGCAATTTCAGTTTCTAATGTAGAACAAACATGAAGTGTAACATTTCTACCAGCGGATCTTGCTTCGGTAAAAAATTGAGTAGTAACCTCATAAGGAGAAATTTCGTAACTATGAAGTTCTACATCTTGCCTTAAAAATCCTCTAGTACTTTGTGCATATCCAACACCAAGTTCAGTTGCATGTTTACACTCAGAAGTTAGTTCTGAAATCCATGGTAAATGCTCATGCATATCGGTTGGTCTGGCACAAGCATCTAAGTATTCTTGTTCAAAGTTCATTTTATGTCCTGTAAATAAATAATTGTGATTCATCTTCTTGCCCATATTTCTCTTGGACAAACTTCTTTAAAACTGGTACTCGGTCATATTGATGAACGATTGGATAAGGCACATTTCCATATTTTACCAAACCGTTTTCAAATATAGGTTCTGCACATAATAAATTTGGTCTAAAGTGTTCTATTTTTGATGGATCCATAGTTGTACCCAACTCAGCAGCCCAATCAATTGTCTTTGCAACAACTTCCTTGAAAGGTTGTGTATTGATTAATACATTGAATACTGCTTGGTCAACAATAGGAATAGGCCGGTTTGTTGCATTGGTGAAAATGTTGAACACCATGTCTTTCACATATTCAGATGTGCCACCAAATGTTCCAACATTAAAGATTTGATTTTCTTTGAATTGGTCGTAAACATATTGACCATAAGTTTGATATAGATTTTCATTACCCCAAGGTTCGTCTTTATATTTTAAACCCTCTGAAGCAATAATAAGTTTATAACCCATTTCACATAATCGTTTAATATCTTCAAATGGACTTGCTTGGAAATAAACATCTTTTACATCCGTAGTAACAACATAATCATATTCTTGCCAATGATTATTTAAAAAATCATAAATTGATAAGAATCGCAATACATGAATTGGAATATTAGGTACAGAAATCATCGGAACAACAATGACTCCTTGTTCTTTTAACCATTGTACGGTTTCTGTCGTAGTATTACCAGCAAGTAAAACTATATCAGTATTGTGTGTAGAAACTTCGTTTGCTGAAATTACCCAAGGCTTGAGCTGGTTAGCGTTATAGTTTGTGTATCCACCGATGATGAGATTTTTTTGCGCCATGGGAATTCTCCATTATATTTTTGATTCATTACATTATTTCCATTGATAAAGAAATCGGCAGTAACCGAACCTTTACCTCCATCAACACGATAGTTCATAGTATATTCATTCGTGCAATCAAATTTCTTAAAGTGTTGAGCAACGACACTCAGAAACACTCTATCTTGTCCCCAACCGCCATGCCAACAACTTGCTATTTTAACAGCAATCTCTGTCTTGAGGCAATACGAATTTGTATCTACATGGTTCACTCCATGGTAAGTTTGCCATTTACCCAAAGATTCACAATCATCATGGCAAACAAATGTACCATCTTTATTGTATACGTCTCGCAAAGAATAACACCAATCAAGATTCTTTTCTTTGATTGTGTTGATACAAGTCTCAACGTGATTTGGTTTTAACCAATTATCTTGGTCGAGATATAATACATATTCGGTATCAACTAAGTGGGTGAATGCTGCATAGACACGGTGTCCATAAAAACCTTTGGCACCGACATTGATTGGCAGATTACATAGAACAATGTTCTTATGTTTTGGATGTTCATCAAATTGTTTTACAAAATTTCTTACAGCATAAGTGTATTCTGGAC